CTAAATCAGAGGGATCTGGAGTTGCATTTGACAGTGCTAACGAAGTATATACATCAAGATATACAATGGAGACAGTTGCATTAGCTTTCGCTCTAACAGAGGAAGCAATGGAAGATAATCTCTATGATCGTCTTGGTGCTAGATACACAAAGGCACTAGCAAGATCAATGGCACACACTAAGCAAGTTAAAGCTGCTGCTACACTAAACAATGCGTTTAGCTCCAGCTTTACTGGTGGTGATGGAAAAGAGCTTTGTGCTACAGACCATCCATTAGGTGGTGGTGGTACATTTTCAAATGAACCATCAGCGGCCGCTGACTTAAACGAAACATCATTAGAAAGTGCATTAATTGACATTTCTAATTTTGTTGACGAGCGTAACATGATTGTTGCTCTGCGTGGTATGAAGTTAATCATTCCACCAGCACTTCAGTTTGTTGCCGAGCGTTTGTTAGAGTCAACTCTAAGACCAGGATCTGCTGACAACGATGTAAACGCAGTTAAGAACATGGGAATGTTACCAGAAGGTTACGTTATCAACCATTTCTTAACAGATACAGATGCGTTTTTCATCAAAACAGATGCTCCAAATGGTTTCAAATATTTTGAAAGAACACCATTAAGCACAAGCATGGAAGCAGACTTCGACACAGGAAATATGAGATATAAAGCTAGAGAGCGTTATGCTTTTGGCTTCTCTGATCCTCGTTGTGTGTTTGGATCACCAGGCGCAGCTTAACGAACAATTGTTCGATTATTAAAAGGGTGGCTTGCGAGTCACCCTTTTTTTATGTATACTATTAATAATACCTTGACAGTCGGATAATCTGGCTGACATTTGCCAAGACAAGGAGATTTACATGGCTACTACAACTTTTAAGGGTAATGTCCGATCTGAGACAGGAATTACCGTATTTACAACTGCTGATAATACAGGCACAGAAACAAATACAGCTACAATAGATTCAAGTGGAAACGCTGCTTTTACTGGTACGTTAACTGCTAAAACACCTGTTGTTACAATTACAACTGCTACTTATGCTGTTACAGCGGCTCAATCAGGTACTACTTTTATTTTTGCTAGAGCAGCTGGAATTGTAGTTACACTTCCAGAACTAACTGCTGCAGCAAGTGGTGAGCAATACAAATTTATTGTTGGAACAACATTTACAGGAGCAGGACAGATTAATACAGGAGCAACTGCTGATTTGTATTCTGGCTTTGCTATAATGTCTGATCCAGGAACTGCTGGAGATACCAACACTTTTATACCAGATCAATCAAATGATGATACAATCGATTTGGGAGAAATAGAACAAGGTTGGCTATCTGGAGGTATGATAACATTAACTGCTCAATCAGCTACTCGTTGGCATTGTGCAGCATACTTACTTGGTGACGCTACATTAGCAACTCCGTTTGAATAAAATTTAATGGGGGATTAATTTCCTCCACTTTACTAAGGAGAATAATATGGGAATGGCAGGTGTCAGTTCAGACGTAAAACCAGCTTTTATAAGTGATGAAGTTGCAGCAGATGATGATTTTATAGTCACAGCGGCAAGACCTAATACAGTAGCAACATTAGCAAACACTGCGTTTGCTTCTGGTGGAGCTAGGATTTTAACTGTAACCACAGCAGGAACAAGTGACAATGGTAAAACAAATACTATTGTTGGAACAGATGTTTTTGATAATGCTCTTACAGAAGTAATAACATCTACTGGTTCTGCTGAAGCTGTTGATGGCACTAAATACTTTAAAACGGTTACTTCAGTAACGAGTTCTGCACAATTTGCAGGGAATATAGAAGTTGGTTCTATCGCTTCTGCGGCACAAGCCGTTGGTGGTGGCAATAGAGTTCGTCTAAAAGGATTCTCAATTGTATCTGGTGGAACTGCTGGTACTATTGAATTTATAGATGGTACACCAGAATCAGGAACAGTATTGTTTAAATCAAGAACCATAGGAACTGATAACACGACAATTGATAGAACTATACCAGAAAACGGTATTTTGTTTGAAAATGGTCTTACTGTTAAATACACTGTTGGCACAATAGATATGATGACTTTTTTCTTCGCATAGAGGTATAAATGGCTGAGAAGAAAAAAAGAAAAGGAACTATGAAAGGTCATACCATAGGAGGTGGTCAAAAGAGACCTACCAAATCTGGTGCTGGAATGACTGCAAAGGGTGTTGCTAAGTATCGCAGAGATAATCCTGGTTCTAAACTAAAGACAGCCGTAACTGGAAAAGTTAAAGCTGGTAGTAAGTCAGCGAAACGTAGGAAGTCATATTGTGCTAGATCAGCAGGACAAATGAAACAATTTCCTAAAGCGGCTAAAGATCCTAATAGTCGTTTAAGGCAAGCTAGAAGAAGGTGGAAATGCTAATGACTGCAAAAGAAGTGTTAAAATTATTAGAAAAACATGAAGAATCTTGTGACAAAAGATATTCGGATATCCAAGATCACCTAAAAAGACTAGACAACAGACTTTGGATGATAGTTACTTTAATTGTAGTAGCGTCTGGATTGGAGCAGTTAATATAATGGCTATGGGTCGATCACAAATGAGCCAACAAATTTCAAAGCCACCGAACAAAAAGAAAAAAAAGATAAAAATAAAGGTAAAAAAAAATGCCAAAAGACGCTTGTTACAGAAAAGTTAAAGCTCGATACAGAGTTTTCCCTTCTGCATATGCTTCAGGAGCTATTGCAAAATGCAGAAAAGTTGGAGCGGCTAATTATGGTAATGCTAAGAAGAAAGCTGAAGGTGGTGTTATAGAATTAAAGAATGGTGGCTCTGTTCCTAAACAAAAACGTAAAAGACCATCTAAAAATCCTAATATAGCTCGTGGATGTGGCATAGTCATGGAAAACAGACGCAAAGTTACAAAGTATAGATAATGGCAGTTAGAAAAACAAAATCTGGGTTAGCTCTTAAACGATGGTTTAAAGAAGATTGGAAAGATGTTAAAACGGGCAAGGCTTGTGGTAGAAAAAAAGGAGAGAAAAGAGGAACTCCATATTGCAGACCTAGCAAGAGAGTATCAAGCAAAACACCAAAAACTAAGTCAGAGATGACTTCTGCTGAAAAAAGTAGTAGAATAAATCAAAAGAATAAATTAGGTCAACCAGCAGGTAGCCCAAAAAGGGTTAAAGCTCTTAGGAGAAAAAAGAAATGACAACTTCTAGCTCTACAAATTTTGAACTTGACGTAGCAGACTACATTGAAGAAGCGTTTGAAAGATGTGGTTTAGAAGTTCGCACAGGATACGACCTTCAAACAGCTAAACGATCTTTAAACATTATGCTTGCTGAATGGGCTAACAGAGGTCTTAATCAATGGACTATTCAACAAAAGACTCAAGCCTTAACAGCTAACACTACAGAATATTCATTAGGTACTGACATCATTGATATACTTTCTGCTGTTGTTCGTAGAAGTGGCACAGACTTTAGTATGACTCGTGTAAGTAGGGATACTTACTTAGCAACTCCAAATAAAACAACGACAGGAAGACCTACACAATTTTTTGTTGATAGACAAATAACTCCTAATTTAAAGATATGGCCAGCTCCAGAGAATAGCACAGATGTAATTTACTATGATGCCTTAACTAGAATACAAGACGCTGATACAGCAGTTAACACAATGGAAATACCTTTTAGATTTTATCCTTGCTTAACCGCTGGTCTTGCTTATTATATATCCATGAAAAAAGCACCTGATAGGATACAATTGTTAAAAAGTGTTTATGAAGAAGAATTTGAAAGGGCTATGGGAGAAGATAGAGACAGGTCATCTTTTACTGTAACTCCTCAATTAAGTTATTATAAGGTGGGATAATGGGAGCTTTTGCATCTGGTAAATACGCTTTTGGATTATCTGATCGTTCTGGGTTTAGATACAGAATGAAAGATATGAGAAAGGAATGGAATGGTTCACTTGTAGGAAATGATGAATACGAAGAAAAACACCCGTCTTTAACCCCTCCAAGAGTATCAACCGATCCAGAAGCACTTAGAAACGCTAGACCAGATAATTCTGATGATATTTCTGCTTTTGTTGTTTATACTAATGTAGGATTAGGTTTAATAGGAACTAAAATGGAAAGTTTCGAGGCTACATCTTCATTAGGTAGCGTAACAGTGAGTATAACATAATGGCATGGACATACAATACATTAACACAATCAATTCAAGATTGGACAGACAACTCTGAAACAACTTTTGTTGCAGAAATACCTTTCTTTATAATAAATGCAGAAGAACGAATTTTTAAATCAATAGATTTAGAATATTTTCGTAAAAATGTTTCTGGAACATTTACTAGCGGAAACAAGTTTTTATCTATGCCTAGTGATTATCTTTCTTCTTTTTCTTTAGCTTTTGTTGATGCAAGTGGAAATACTAATTTTCTATTGCAAAAAGATGTTAGCTTTATACAAGAATATACACCTGGCGGAAATTCAACAACAGGAAACCCAAAGTATTACGCTCCTTTTGATGTTGAGACTTTTATTGTATCCCCAACTCCTGACTCTGCATATACAGCAGAATTGCATTATTTTTATAGACCAGCATCAATAACAACGGATGATAGTGGTATAACTTGGATAGGAACAAATGCTTCTGATGCTTTATTATATGGTTCTTTAGTGGAAGCCTATATTTTTATGAAAGGCGAAGCTGACGTAATAAAAATGTACTCTGATAGGTACATGGAATCTATTTCTAGGTTAAAGAACTATGCAGAAGGCATGGAAGATAAAGATGCCTTTAGATCAGGAAAATTAATAAGACCAAGAACATGAGTAGTTTAAAAAATAAAACAATAGCGATTGTTGGTTTAGGCAATACTTTTTCAGACTATATTTTAGCTAAAACAAGAAGTGAAGCTTTTGATGAAGTATGGGCAATAAATGCCATGTCTTCTGTTATTTTCCATGATCGTGTGTTTATGCTTGATCCAGCATCTCGTTTTTTAGATGGAGAAATGGCTGGAAAACAGACAAATTCAATGAAAAATAGACTATTAAAGAAGTTAGATATTCCTATTTATTCTTGTTGTTTAGATAAAAGATGTCCAGATGTAATAGAATATCCCTTACAAGAAGTGTTAGAAAAAACAAAATATGCTTATTTAAACAATACTGTTCCTTATGCCATAGCCTTTGCTATAGCTAAAGAAGTAGGGAAAATTTGTTTATATGGTATAGATTTTAGCTATAAAGATATACCTCATATGGCAGAAGCAGGTAGAGCTTGTACGGAGTTTTGGTTGGCTATTGCTACTACAAAAGGAATAAAAATAGAAATAGCACATAATTCCACACTTTTAGATACTAATGTTCCAGATGAAGAAAAATTGTATGGATACCATAGATTAGAAGATCCTATTGTTTCTACAGTACATGAAGGAAGTTTGTTAATTACAAGAAAATCAAAATTAGAACCACCAGAGCCTTTGGATGCAATTCCAAGAATATACGGTAGAGAGGAAGACGCAAGATAATGATTAGTGTTAGTACAACAATGGGAATTTCACCCGTAAATGTTATGACTTCTGACAACGGAGGTCTTTCAGACGAACAAATTGCACAAATGGCAGTTGACAAAATAGTAGCAGTTTCTGATAATGCCCCTGACGTTATAAGAGAGCAAGCTCATGTATTTAAAGAAAATGTTAAAAAACTTTTGTTTCATTATCTAGTCTTGGCAAGACAAGAGGAGCGTGCTACAATAGTTCATACTATAAGAAATTCAGGCAATAAAGAATTGGCAGAATATATAAGGAGACTATAATATGGCGATAGCACAAGCACTTTGTTCATCTTTTAAAAAAGAACTTTTAGAGGGTGTTCATAATTTTACAACAGGTGGAAATGCTTTTAAATTAGCTCTATATGCAGAAGGTAGTGGTGGAAAATCATCTACTACTGCAACATTAGGTGCTACATCAACTGTATATGTTACAACAGGAGAAGTTGCAACAAGTGGCTCGTACACAACGGGTGGAGCAGCTTTAACTAAAGTATCTCCAACTCTTTCTAGCACAACAGCAATAACTGATTTTGCAGATTTAAGTTTTACAACGGCAACTATTACAGCAATGGGTGCTTTGATATATAATGATACTAATAGCAATAAAGCAGTTTGTGTATTAGATTTTACAAGTAATAAAACATCGACATCTGGAACATTTACGATTCAATTTCCAACTGCTGATGCAAGTAATGCTATTATAAGAATTGCGTAACCGAACAATTGTAAGGTAAAATATGGCTAATATAACTGGTTGGGGTAGAGGTACTTGGACTCAAGGAGCATGGAATAGTGCTATCCCTGTTGCTGTTACTCAAAGTGCTGCAACTAGTGCATTAGGTTCAGTTGTTGTTGTTCCATCTATAGAAGCACCCGTAACTCAAAGCACTGCAACGGGTGCAGTGGGAACAACAAGTTTTGTTGGTAGTGTTTCTGTAGCAGTTACACAAGGAGCGATGACAAGTGCTATTGGTTCAGAAAGTGTAACGGCTGATTCAAATGTTACAGCTTCAACTAATTTAAGTACAGGTGCAGTAGGTACTGTTCATGCACCAACCTTTTCAATAGGTGTTTTCCCTGTTGGTTTAAGTGCTATTGGATCAACTGGAGAAGAAAATGTTTGGGGTTTAATTGACACTGCACAAACATCAAATTTTTCAGCTATAACAGTATCACAAACACCAAACTGGACTAAAATAGCAGCATAAGGATAAAAACATGGCAAGTACATATGTAAATGATTTAAGAGTAGAAGAAATAGCAGATGGTGAACAGTCTGGAACATGGGGAGCTACGACCAATACAAACCTAGAACTGATTGGTGAAGCTCTTGGATTTGGCACAGAAGCCATTACAACTAATGCTGATACTCATACAAGCACAGTAGCAGATGGAGCTACAGACCCAGCTAGAGCTATGTTTATTAAATATACAGGCACATTAGACTCCACTTGCACAATAACAATAGCACCCAATACATTAAATAGAGTTCATATAATAGAAAATGCTACAAGTGGCTCTCAAAGTATTATTATAAGTCAAGGTTCTGGTGCTAATGTAACAATATTAACTGGTCAAACAAAGGCAGTCTATCTTGATGGTGCAGGTAGTGGTGCAGCAGTTACAGATGCTTTTGTTGATATGAATTTTGGTGGCACAGCCACTATAGGTGATAATCTTACATTAAATTCTGATAGTGCAGTTGTTTCGTTTGGTGCAGATGGTGATACAACATTAACACATACAGATGGTTCTGGTCTTACATTAAATGGCACAAATAAAATAATGTTTAATGATGCAAGTCAGTTTATTCAAGGTGCTAGTGCAACAGTATTAGATATTGCAGCAACAGACACAATAGAATTAACTGCAACAAATATTGCAGTAGTAGGCACTATGGGAGCTACTGGAAAAATTACTGCTGATGCTGGAATAGATATTGATAACTTCAATATTGATGGAACTACTATAGCTTTATCTACTGGTGATCTAACTGTAGATGTAGCTGGAGATATAATTTTAAATGCTGATGGAGATGATTTTAAATTTCAAAATGCTTCAGTAAATTTACTTACAATAACAAATAGTTCAAGTGATGCAGTTATTAAACCAGCAACAGATGCAAAAGATATAATATTCCAACAATTTGATGGCACAGCAGTTATGACTGTAGAGGATAATGTTTCTCTTACTGTTAACAATGATGTGAGTGTAGTTGGTAGAGCTTTTAGTCCAACACTCACAACCAATCTAGGTTCTGCTATAGATTTATCACTTGGTAACAATTTTCTTATTACAACTACAGGTGATGTTGTCTTAACATTTACTAATCAAATAGCAGGTCAATCAGGAACTATGAAGTTTGTAAATGATAGCAATAGAGCAGTAACAGCCCATACAAATGTAGCAATATCAGAAGCAGACTTAGCGACAATATCTGCAACAGGAACGTATATGGTTTCATACTTTGTAACAGCAGCATCTGCAGCCAATACCATAT